CAGGTTGAATGGTTAATATATGCTTATAGGGGAAAAATGGGAATCAACAAAAAGGGTAAGTTTATTAGGTCAATGTTTAGAGAAAAAAGAGGTAGACACAGTAGAAAGCCCGATTGTGTTTACGAGGTTTTGTCGAATAACACAAGAGAACCGAGAATAGATATTTTTGCACGAGAACCTAGAGGGGGGTTTGATGTATGGGGAGATGAAATTCACCAAACCAAAGACGACAGCGACAGCAAGAACGAAGAAGCACAAGAGAAAGCAGACTTTGAGAGGGAGGGTGAAGTTTAACAGAGCGGGGCATCCAAGACAATTAATAGGTATTATGTTATACTCCAGATACAATGATTCAATACTACTCAACACGAGAACTAGCGAAACGATTAGGCGAGGTACTAGACACAACGATCAGTTACCCAACAATGCGTAACTGGAAACGTAAAGAATATATTCGGCCAGTAGGTGAATTTATATCAGGAAAACTTATATCACCAATTTACAACGACAAGACAATCACAAAGTTTATATCAAAGTTGCCAGAACGTGAAAAGGCTACAACGATAAGGGTAAGAACATATGGCAGTAAAACAACCGACAAAGCCTAAAAAAAAACTGGCTTTGCTATCCATAAAAAGAATATAAATAAAGGCGGCAGGCCTAAAAAACCAGATTCAATTACTCAGTATCTCAGGGATCACTTGCCAGTTGATAAATTTGGCAAGATCATAATTAAAAAGGCTCTAGCAGGTGATCCTATATTCTCTAAAATGGTTTATGATAGATTGGAAGGTATGCAGACAAACGCTATAATTAACGTGGATAACAGGACACAGACGATCATGGAAGGTAGTAACGTAGATAAGATGCTCGAGACGTATAAGTATCTAGTTGATAAAAAACCTAAAAAAGGTGATAAGAAGAAATGATTTTACCAGTTTGCAGGATGTTGAAAGATCAGTTGATGAGGAATTCTTAATCAATAAATATACAGGGTTAAAGCGTAGTGTAGTAGCGGGGATATTGAATGGTTACAGTTTCAGGCAAGTAAGTCAGATGTATCAGGTTAAGGAATCACAGGTATACAAGATTAAACGTGAATTAAAGTCAGAATATAAAGAAACGATGCAGGAATATAAGACACGTGAACAACAGCTAGCGATCAGGCAACTATTTGATGGGTTACCACTGGCTATCAGGGAATTGCCCTTAACACGTTTTGCAGATCTATACATTTACCCATATTATCCAGAGGCAGTTACGGAAGGATGGGTGACGACAAACTTTCAAAATACACTTAATGGGATTTGGGATAAGCATAACAAGACTGTAACAATGTCCGGCAGGGATCAATTGAAAACTTTCACACTACTGATCTACTTGATAAAAAAACTGATTGAAAGAGAATATCCAATTGAAATTAACTACTATCATTTATCAAAAGAAGTGGCCAGAGAAAAATATAACTTGATGCGTAGGTTGATAGAAAATTCTCCAATACTAGCAGAATTATTGCAACTAGAGGATACCAGAAGTGATACAGCAACAGAGTTGCAATTATCAGATGGCAGTATTGTGAAGGCCATGAGTTACGGACAAGGTGTGATTGGTAAGCATCCAACGATCATTGCTCTAGACGATGTTATTGATTCAAAGGTTATTTATTCCGAGGATAGAAACAAAAAAGCTGTCGACAAATTTTATACCGATATTTTGCCGATGATCGGCAGGGATCAGGAAAACAAAAAGGTGATCATTATCGGAACACCACAAAAGAAAAATGATCTATATCAATCATTGCCGAGTGATTATCACTATAGCGAACATCCAGTATTAACAAAACAGGGGAAGTCGTTAAGTCCAGAGATCTACAGCGTGAAAGCATGGGCTAAAAAGAAAAAGGATATATCATCAAAATTTGGTGAAAGATTTTGGCTGAAAGAATATATGTGCAGGCCTTTTGAGGCTCTAGGGTCAATCATATCACCAGAATACATACAATATTATGATCAGTTACCAAAAGATGATACTGCAACGTATATCGGTGCAGATCTATCAGTGGGTAAAAAACCGAATGAGGGCGATTTTACTTCAATTGTGGTGATTGATGTAGTAACAAAAGATGGTACAAAAAACGTGTATGTTCGTGAAGTATATCGAGCTAGGATTAGGTTGTCTCAACGTGTTAATAAATTAAAGGAAATGATCAATAATTATAAACCAACACGTACAGGGGTTGAGGATGTCAGCTTTCAATACGATACTATCTCAGAGGCCAGACGCAAACATTTACTTGCTATTACAAGTGTGAGTGTATCCAACAGTAAAACCGAACGATACAACGATATACTCGAGCCACTTTTTGAGAACAAACAGGTTTACATCAAACCAGATATGAACGATTTTAGATTAGAGTTATTAAGTTTGCCGAGTGGTGAACACGATGATATGGCAGATGCTTTAGTTATTGCCCTAAAGGTAGCAGGGTATGGGGATACACCAAAAATTAGGCAATTATAATAGGTATAATTAGAATATGGAATTTAATATACTCAACATAATCAAAAAAGGTTTAACAAATTATAGTGGTGATTCTTCTGCATTTTCTTCGTCATGGGGATCAAGTGGTGCTAGAACATACGGAATCACAGACTATTACAAAAGCACGATCTATTCTGCTACAGATGCAATTGCGTCAAACGTATCGAATGTAAAATACACACTACAAAAACCGAACGATCAAACTGTCGAAGACCACGAGTTATTAGACGTTCTCGCACACCCTAGTGCTGATTTTGGGTATAACCAGTTAGTTTATTTGGTATTCTCGGATATGCTCTTATACGGCACGTCATACATCCACAAAGTAAGATCAGTGAGTGGCCGTAAACTTTTGGAACTTGAAGTGTATGACCCTAGAAAAATTGGTGTTGTCAGGGATCAGTACGATCAGGTTATAGCCTATGATTATTACAGAGGCGACAAAACGATCAGGTTTGATCCTAAAGATATAATGCCGATATTCAGGCCAACGCCATTGCATACGGATACTGGCACGTTCTCGAAGGGTCGAGGTGTTTCAGTGCTTGAACGTGCAAGGCTCGAGGCAGAATCAGATCTCAGGAGTACAGAATGGAATTTGAACTTTTTCAAACAAGGATCAAGACCATCAGGGATATTGACCACAGAGGCTAGCTTAAGCGATGCAGAATTTAAGCGGTTAAAGGGTGAAATTAAAGATACATATTCAGGAATGGGCAACGCTCATAAACCGATGTTGCTTGAAAATGGTCTTGAATGGCGACAAATGAGTTTAAGCCAAAAAGATCTTGATTTTATATTGCAAAGGCAATTCAGTCGAGATCAGATATTAAGTATATTCAAAGTACCCAAGCCGATTGTTGCTATAACTGATCAAGTTAATCTAGCGAACGCAAAAAGTGCTGAATATATATTTGCTAAATATACGATAGATCCCTACCTTGATTTATTTTTCGATATTCTGAACCATCAATTTGTTAACGAGTTTGATGTTGAGGCAAAACTTATTTATGATAACCCCGTTCCAAAAGATAGAGAACAGATAGTAAATGAGTATACAAAAGCGGTTAATGTATGGATGACTGTTAATGAGGTGAGAACAAACGAAGGCCTTGACCCGCTAGATGGTGGCGATGAATTACAAGCACAGAACACTGTTCCAGAAGAAAAGATTGAAGAAGAAGTTGTTGAGGATAGCAAGCAAAAACAAATTGCAGTCAAGGAAATGAATATCTACAGAGCTAAAAAAGATTTATTCATGGCTGTCAAAATACCAGTGTTCAGGAGTCTAGTGAAAAGCACGTACAACAGCATGGTTAATAACGTACAGTACAAGATGATCAAGTCGAATACTCAATCGTTTGACGTAGATAGATTCAGGCAGGAATGGTTTGATACAGTGAAAGTTATCGCAGGGGCTAGCTATGATGCGGGGAGTGAGATTGCAGGTGATTCTTATGGTATAGGTGGG